TGGGAACCGGCACTCCCAATTGAAGCTCTCGAAGCGCGCTCCGCCACGCGTCGTCCTCGTCGCTGAGGTCGTTCGTCTCTTCCGGGACGAGCTGACTCGCGCGGGGGCGGCGCTCACTCAGGATACGAAAATGACTGTGACGACGATGGGACTCTTCCTCGAGTCGGTCGGTTAGACCGTCGGCTCGAAGGACGTCGCGTGGCTCACTCGTTCGGCGATCAAGAATTTCTTCGATCTCGCCGCCGAGCAGTATGAGTCCCGCAACAAGTACCTCGTCGCCCGTCTCCTCTCTCGCCTCGATGAGTTCGGCGAAGAGCCCGAGCGGCCCTCGTGGATGATCGGCCCCGCAGCGGCGGACCGTCATCTCCTCGGAGGACCCGCATAGGCTTGGTTCGAGGGGCGCACGTCAAATCGTCATATCGGCTCGACGCCGGACGAACAGGACACGCGCCTCCGACTGCTCAACGCCCTCGTCGGCTAGAAGAAGCGGCAGCCGGTCATCCCCTCCTCGCTCCTCGCTGGAGCCACGGAGAAGTGGTACAAGGACCTCTTCGGAGCGCCCCGTCCCCAGCCCGACCTCCCGCACTGGGAGGACTTTAAGGCAGTGGTGAACGAGGTAGTCTCGATGATGGCCCCTCGCCTCAAGGATGACATCCGTGCTCCGATTCCGAGCACGAAGGCGAGGCTTGCGCCCAACGGCAAGACGAGCGAACGCGCTTAGGAGGGCTTCCAGGAGGCCCTCTGTGGCGCGCAATGCCCGGTCGTTGGTGATGGCGGCAAAGTCTCTGTCCCCCCTGGTCCCGATTGTCACGACGTACTCCGTCTCGGAGTCCGTGGCGATTACGTGGAGTGGGCGTGGGGCCTCACGGCCCTGTTCCCTCAGGCCTCTCTCTTAGAGCTGGCCAACAGGTGGATGGACGAGAAGCTCGTCGTCAAGCCGCAGGCTCTCCCCGAGCCGTTCAAGGTGAGAATGATCTCGAAGTCTTAGACGATGCCTTACTGGCTCGTGTCCATGATCCAGAAGAGCGTGCATGCCGCGATGCAGGCCGTTCCTGAGTTACGTCTCTCGCGTGAGACGCCGGATTATGACATTGAGCAGATGCTGGACAGCGTCATAGGGACGAGGAGATTGGAGGTGGGAGAATTTCTCGTGAGCGGCGATTAGACAGCTGCGACGGATAACCTCGATCCCCGCGTGTCGGAGTAGATCGTCGGCGCCCTTTCGGACGCCCTCGACCTCTCGCCACGGATGCGCTCTCTCTTTATGCGTGCCTTGACCGGGCACGTTGCAGACGAGAACGCCCCACGCGTGGAGGGGAATGAGGACAGGAGGCAGCAGTGGGGCCAGCTAATGGGCTCCCCGGCTAGCTTCCCGATCCTCTGCATCGCGAATCTCGCGATGTCCGTCGCGGCTTTACGCCTCGAAGAGAAATGGGATGTTGAGAGTCCGCGTCCGATCGGAAGGTCGGGCGTGCTCGTCAACGGTGACGACATCGCTTTCCGCGCGCGCCGCGCGGCGATTGAACACTGGCAGTGGATTACGAGTGCGTACGGTCTTAGCCCAAGCGTGGGCAAGAACTAGCGTTCACGTGATTTCGTGCAGCTCAATTCGAAGATGTTCGTTATGAGACGCCAATTGGCGGACGACCTGGCCAAAGAGCTTCAGCTCCGTGGCCTTGATCTTCGCGCCCGTTAGCATTTCACCAAGGTGGCCTCGCACTCGATTGCCGTCCTTTCGCCCCCCCGCGAAGTTACCTTCGCGGAGTGGTGTCTGGCGGCTCCTGAGTGGCAGAAGACCTTCCTTGACCGTTCGACGGGTCCGGAGCGCGCGCGGTTGGAGAGCCTTTGGCTTTCGACGTGGAGTGGCTATCTCAGCCGTCTTCCGTCGGGCCTCATGAACTGGTTCTTCCCGCGCGAACTTGGCGGATTCGGACTCGAAACGTCGCGAGAGGTGGTGGCAAACGAGCGGCAGCGTCGCGCTGCAGCTTGGTTCCGGGACAACACGGACCCCGAGGCGGCGCGCGATGCGCGCCTCAAGTGGTCTCAGTCCCCCCCTCTCACGACAACACACGTCGACGCG